TGAAACTAAAGATACTAATGTAGAGTCAGCACCTTCAGGTAGTAACATAATGTTTGTTGCACTAGCTGAATGAGGTTGAGCTCTAATTATTTGACCATGTGAATTAGATTCACAATTAAATTGAATGGTACCTGAATTAGTATTACCTACAACAGTTACGTGTCCTGTACCTTTAGGTAATATATTTAAATCAATATTAGAGTCACTACCAGTTGCTGATAATTGTGGTCCACTTCCTGATGCAGCGTTTGTAACATCAAATTGGTTTACTGCTGAACCTGTTGTTTGAAATATAATTTGTTCATTACCACTTTCATCACCAATAAAGTGTGCATCATCTATTAAAATATTTTGTGAGTTAGTATCTAAGTTACCACCTAATTGAGGAGAAGTATCTTGAACTATTTCTGTTAAAGCTGATGAAGTTGCTAACCCAGCTACAACAACGGATCTTGCAACTTTTTTAAGACCACCACCTGAAGTATCAACTGCTAAAAAAGTATCATCCGCTGCAATAGTTGAAATCGCTGTTAAACTTGTAACTGCAACAGGATTAAAATTTGTTCCGTCTGCAATTAATAAATGACCTGCAGTGTTTGTAGCCATGGTAATATCATCACCAGATACTGTAAGATCTCCCCCTACAATTGCATTACCTGTTGTAGTTAAATTTCTAAAACCTGTTATATCTTTGTTCGAGTCTACTATAACTGCTTTTGAAGCTGAAACAGTTCCTGCTGTAATACCGTCTACTAAATTTAATTCTGCTGCTGTTGAACTTACAGTTGTACCTGCTATTGAGAATGCATCTGTTTCTAAAGTTCCATCTACATCTACATCACCTGATATATCTAAATTAGTAAATACAGAAGTTCCTACTGCTGTAATTTTATCATTAAATGTTGCTGCTCCTGCAGCTGACATATCTAAAGTTAAAGCTGTAATAGCTGAACCGCCATCATTACCTTTTATTAATATATCTTTATCAGATGTAGTTGATTTAATTATAAAATCTGTTGATGAGTTTGTAAATTCACCAAATGTAGTTCCTGCATCTTTTAAAAATATATCTCCACCGTCTGCATCAAGTACGATATCTGCAACAGAATCTAAAGTTATGTTTCCAGAACTAGTTGATTGAATTGTAACACCTGTGTGTCCGTCAACTGTAGTTGTACTTGCTTGTGAATCAATTAATACTGCACCGGATGATGTTGCAAAACTAGATGCTGAATCTCCTAATGCTACAGTATCTGCTGGAATAGATTGTGAAATAATTTCATTAATATTAGTACCATCAGCAAATAAAAATTTAGAACTTTTATCTGTAGCTGCAAAAGTTACACCTGATCCTGATGCTGTTTTAAATTGTACTGTGTGTGATCCTGATGTTCCGTTTACAACAATAAACGTTTTTTCTAAAGAATCTGGAACAGTTACAATTTGATTACCTGATATTGTTCCTGTAAGTTTTATAATAGCACTTCTTGCAACTGATGTAGATTCTGTTGCATCGCCGTCTGTAATTGTTAAAGTTGTAGTTGCTGCACCACCTGCAATAGATTTTTCTACATAACTAGCAACGGCTGCTTGAACCATGCTTAAATTGGTATTAGTTTTATCTCCCCATGTACCAGCGTTTTCGCCAGTTGCCATTAGTTCTAAACCGAGTGTTGTAAATGTTGATGCCATAATTTAATTCCTAAGGTGATGGAGAGTTTACAGGTATTCTGATTGTTCCATCAGTGTAGTCATCTCTACGTCTCTGACCTAACTGTTCTCCTCCAAATTTCTCAACTTCTTGTTTATATTTTCCTTCGTATAGTTGTAACATATCCATTGGTCCTTTTAAATACCCATATGCTTCAACTAAAGCAGCATATAGTAAACCATTAGGGAAATTTAAACTAATGAAATTTGTCTCGTTGCTAGAAGCTTCTAACTTAGCTGGTATAGCATTGTAATGAAATTTAAATACGTATGTAGCATTTGGTATTGGAGATAATAATATTGCTCCTGAAGTTGTGTTTGTGTTACCTGTTGCTCCACCTTTCATAGCATAATATTTAGGTCTTCCTGTAGCACGTGCACCATTAAATTCATCTAAGAACGTTACATCTCTTTTTTCTAAAAATATTGGATTATTAAAAGCTGCTGTAGAATCAGCAACTTCAACTGCTCTTATAACTAAAGCCCCTGCTGGCACATTTGCATGTTCTTGGTTTGCCACTAAATTATCTTGAGCTATTTTTCTATCTGCATCAATAGGAACATCTCTCATAATTCTGTACTGAGCATTTAATATAATGTTTTCTAAAACAGCTGTTGTCAACACATTAGAATCTACTTCTGAATAACTTCTAATTTTTGTAACTAAATCTGAATAACTTATTCCTGCCATATTATCCTCTTTGGTTTACAGGTCCTGCGAAAACAAAATCGCCTCCACCTGTTCCGCCCGTTGTTGCCGATGAAGCTAAACTAAAAGTAAAAGAAAAACTATAAGATATAGATATTCCATTATTTGTAACTGAGCTTGTTGTTCTTGTTATTATATACGATCCAAAAACTTTTGCACCTGAATTATGTACTCTTGCTGTTGTAACATTTGGTGTAGCTCCTTCAATAGGTGCTGCTGTTCCTCTTGTACAACCTGTTAAATTATTACCAGATTTACCTGTATATTGTATTGTTTCATCTGCAATAGTTCCTTGTAATAAAATATTTGATGTATCACTAGAAGTTAAAACTTTTTCAATAACAATAAATCCACTAGTTGGAAAGTTAGTAGCATCTGATAAAGTTATAGTAGTATCTGTAGCACTTAAAGTTTCATTTAATGTAGTTTCTAATTCAAAAATACTTGGAACAACACTACCTGAGGAAGATTTTACTTTTGTAAATCTAATAGCATCACTTGTTTGAAAAGGGTTAGTATCAATTCCTTTACTATCTTTTGAAGTGCTTACTAAAACCGAAGTTAAAGATGTAGAAGTTAAAAAAGGATCATCTATTAAAGCTGTTGGGGTTGCAAATTCTTTTCTATCTGGTCTAATCTGGCCAGGTAAAGCTATCCCATCTCCTCCACGTGATTTAGGTTCTAGTTGTGGTTGTTTTGGTTCAAACTCAGATACATGCACAAAAGATCCATTCCATTCTGCAATCATTTCATTATATGGAAATTCCATACCGGATCTATCTGAAATTGCTTTAGCGTGTTTTCCTGATGCTGTTTTTGCCATTATGCTCCTGGGTAATAAACTTTTGGTGTTATGTGAGTGCTTGATGCAGAACCGTCTTCTGCTAAAGCTCTAGCTAATTCATCTTCATATAATAATTTTGTTTGCTGTACTAATTGTGGATTAAATTTTTGTGCTAAATAAAAAGCTAGACCAGAAACCATACAAGGTACAAATCTAAAAGGTACGTCTGTTGCATCTGTATATGTTGAATCTACATCTTGTATTCTTTTTAAATAAAAGAAGTGAATAAATTTTGCTGCATTACTAGAATCTGGTGTTGGGTAAACATGCACTCTTACTTTATCTATAAATCTTTCAACAAAAACAGCTGAGGGGGTGCTCTTAGCTCTTTTATTTGAATAACCACCATACGTTGATCTATCTACTTTAGTTAAACTTGAGTCTGCTTGAGATACTGTATTAATTCCAGCTCTTAATTTTGCTTCTAGTATATCGCTCATACCATTAACAGTTTCTGATACACTGGCATTAGTTACTGTTGTTGCACTTGTGCCATCAGCAGCAGATCTAAAGAAATCATAATCCGATTGACCTTCAACCAGATCCATATTTGTTTCACCTATTTCCCAAAAGTGAATACCTCTATTTCCCCATTCTTGAAAAAGAATATTTAAAGATCTTCTTGCTGATTTTAATTGATGTCCAGAAGTTACTTGCGAACCAATACGTTCATATGCTTCTTCTACTATCTCATCAACAGAAAAAGTTTTGTCAAATGTGTGTGTTCCAGAAGTAGTGTTAGCCATCTAGCCCCCCTAATATAACTTTTTAAATTCAGCTACAATTGTGTACATGTTTCCAGAATCGGCTGCTCCTGGAACTACAAGGTTGACATCACTTTGGTTAGAGTTAGCTGATTTATCAGTTTTTAATCCACCAAATTCTCTAAAGTCCCAATAGCCTGCTCCTGTTATACCAATTATAGGTATATCACCATTATTATCTTCTTCATCCATACGAACAAATGAATCTCCACCGTCCGCTTGAGTTGCTGAAAACCATAATCTTTGTAATACTAAATGTAAACAAGAAGCACCATCTACGTTTGTGTCCAGTGCTGATACATCTCCAAATACAGTTGTTCCACCTGTTCCGTCTGATTGATTTACATATTTGATAACCACTCTAATATCATTTTGTTGCATGATAGATGGTCCTGTTACTACGTCTGCCATTTTATTTACCCTCCTTAATCAAGTAAAATTTAAGTGGAGCCGAAACCCCACTCAAGTTAATTATTATTACGCTGC